TGGTTTAAGAAAGTTTACAGTAGACGCTACTGGTCATGTATCTGCTACTGCTGCTGTTGCTAAGACAGATATCACAGGTCTTGGTATTCCTGCTCAAGATACTACTTATGCTAACTTTACATCTGCAGCAGCTGGTCTTGTTCCTGCTGCTAAGAATGGCACTACTAATTATGCTACTACTGGTTATGTATTAACAGGAGCTGGTTGGAAAGCTGGTACTAAGTATAATACAGATACCACATATGCTGCTGTAACCACTGCTGCTAACGGTCTTATGATTGCAGCAGATAAAGTTAAAGTAGATTCTATTAGTGGTATTTATCCTGTTAAGGGTACACAAACTGCTGCAACTGGATCTTGGACTGGAGAGATTGATGCTCCTACTCTCTATGATGGAATGATAATTGCATATTATCTTCCATATGCTGGATCTGGTAATGCTACTCTTAATCTTACTTTAAGTAATGGTACTACTACTGGTGATATAAACTGTTATTACCAAGGAAATACAAGACTTACTACTCAATTTGGAGTAGGAAGTACTATATTATTAACATATTGGTCTGCTGGGGCTATTAGTATTTCTGGAACTGCCACTACTGATAATAGATGGACAGCAGATAGCAGTTATAATACTAATACTACTTATGCAGTAGTAACTACTGCTAAAACTGGTTTAGTTCCAATCTTAAGTGGAGTTGCTACACAATATTTAAATGGTACTGGTGAATGGACTATTCCTACTAATACTACATATGCAGCATTTACCTCTGCTGCTGCTGGATTAGTACCTGCTGCTGCTAGTGGATCTACTAACTATGCTACTTCTGGTTATGTACTTACTGGTGCTGGATGGAAAGCTGGTACGAAGTATAATACAGATACTAATACTACTTATGCTGCATTTACCTCTGCTGCTGCTGGATTAGTACCTGCTGCTGCTAGTGGATCTACTAACTATGCTACTTCTGGTTATGTACTTACTGGTGCTGGATGGAAAGCTGGCACTAAATATAATACAGATACTAATACCACTTATGCAGCTGCTACTACTGCTGCACAAGGACTTACTAAAGCATCTTATGTAGATGGAACAACTCTTTATGTATTCTAATAATTTATTTTTATAACATTATTTTTAATAGAATATATAGGAGAGGAGTTATTCCTCCTCTCCTATATTTAAAACTTTAAATTAATAATGTTATGAAAGGATAGTCAGGTCTATGGGACTCATAACTACAGATAGTCAGTATTATGAAGATATTGCTGATGCTATTAGAGAAGTCAATGGTACTGATGATACTTTTACACCTAGTGATATGGCCTTAGCTATTAGAAATCTTGGATCTGTTAAAGGTGTTAAAGGTGATTCTGAAGAAGAATATAGAACCGGTTATGTAAATATTACTCCTGCTAATATTGGTGCAATGCCTGCAAATGCAATTCCAGCTTCATCTGAATCTGCAACAAAAGATGCTGATGGAAATGTAATATCTACAACATATGAAAAAGTAGTTAATGTAACATCTAAAGGTGATGCTACATTACCAGTATATTTTGATGCCAATGGAGTAGCTATTCCTATTTCTAGTTATGGTGGAAATTCTAATACTGCTTCTAAATGGCATACTCCAGTGATGATTAAAGTAGGGAACACATCTAAAGAGGTAGATGGTTCTGCTGCTATAACATATACAAAAGATGAAATAGGTTTTATCACTGCTAATGTAGACGGTGAGACCTTAGTACTCAAATAATTTGTATTTATTTCAACTCCAATATAATGCCTATATTTGGAGGTACTATTTTTATGCCTAATTTTAAATATATCGAGATTCCACCTTTTACTAGGAGAGAAGGGGACGCTCTCTTATTTAATCAAGATGGTTATCTTGAATATTATATACCAGAAGATTACTTTGGTGATGGTAAATCTACATCTGCAAGTATTCAAGGATCTTACATTGAAATTCTTGGATCTTTCTTATATAGAATTTATTCAGCCAATGGAACTCCTGGAAAATTGATGACTTTTTCTTTTCCAACTAAGTTTATTTGTAGACCTAGATCTATAGAAAAGAAAAAAGATATTATTCTGGAAGATCATTTAGATGCTTCTGATTATAGGATCTTAAGATTTGAGAAAGATGATCAACTTATTACTAGATGTCATGTAGAACAGAATATTGATAATGTATCTGAATTATTTAGATTACATATCCAGACAGGTAGAATTCCGAATAATCTTGACTATTCTTCTCTTTATAAATTTCCTTTTGAATGTATGGAATTAAACTCGAAGGGATATTCTGTTCATGCTCAAGCAATGGGTCTTATCTATTCAAAAATTTGTAGAGATCCAGATGATGTATCTAAGCCTTTTAGATTATCTAAATTAATTAATAAACAGATGACTGGATATAAACCTGTTTCTATCAAAGAAGCAGCTAAATATATCTCACCATTCGTTTCACTTACATCTGAGAATTTGGATGAATCTATCATGTCTTCTGTGCTTTTATCTGAAGAAGAGAAAACTGGAAAAAGACAGCATAAAGAAAGTCCATTAGAGAGAGTTCTTATGATGTAATTTATATATACTCTATATAGGGCTTTTTAGCCAACATTAGAATAAATTATATATCTGATTTTAAGTTATATAGTTCTTTATAATTATAAAGGAGGATACAGCTTATGTATGCTGGAACTAAAGTAAATTGGCATGAAGTGCTGATGAGCGATACAGTTACCAATACTAATAACGAATCGCTTCCTCTGTTTCTTTGTGTCTTTTCAGCAGATAAGGGTACCGAAGAAATTACTGACTTTACTTATGCTGATTTTAAGCGTATGTATGGCAACAATGCTGATTTCTTTAAACATGGTCAGCCATTAATTCAAGCACATAAAATTCTTGCAGCTGGTGGTAGAGTTCTTGGTAAGAGACTTGTTGCAGAAGATGCTACTCTTGCTAATCTTATTATTGTTGCAGAAATTATTTCTGAGAATGTCCAGAAGAAGGATGCTAATGGTAATCCTATTTATCTTGACGAGAATGGAAATGAGACTACTACTGTAACAGAAACTCCTGCTACTGAGAAGAAGGTTACTGTTAAATATAGCAGACAGAGTGCTGAGAATGCCAAGACTATTGATCAGGTTGAAGGTGCTGCTGCTGATATTCAGACTGCTACTAAGTTCCCTCTGTATATTATCTGTGATAATGGTAGAGGTGTTTCTTATAAGAACGTAAGAATTTCTCCTGATTATGATGCATCTAAGACTCTTGACTTTATGCTTTATAATATTCAGGATATTGAGGGGACTACTGTTATGGAGTCTCAGAGATTCTCTGCTGATCCTGATGCTATTACTTATATTTCTAATACAAAGAGAAATATGGGTCTTCAGAGAAGTACTATGACTCAGTTTAATGTAAAGTGTTATTTAGAAGGATTCAATGCATTTATTGAAAAGCTTGCTACTGAAGCTGGATATGTGGATGCTGATGGTAATCCTGATTTAGATACTTTATATAATCTTGATGTTTTATTTGCAAAAAATAAAAAGGGTGTTCCTCTGACTACCTTTAGCATTGATAACTCTGATACAGATATCTCTGCTACTTATGGTTATACTCTTGCCAATGGTACTAATGGTGCATTTGGCGATGCTCCATTCCCAGGTGAAGCTGCTAGTACTGAGTGGACTAACCAGGCTGTCTCTTATTTTGGTGGAGATTTCTCTGATGAGATCTATGATCTTGACTATCATAAGATTGACTTCTGTGTAGATGCTAACTATCCTGATGATGTAAAGCATAAGATTTGTGAGCTTGCAGATTTCAGAGAAGATTTCTTCTATTTCAGAGATCTTGGTCTTAATATCAATAACCTTTCTGATGTTCAGACTAAGGTTAGTGATGTTGCTTGGGAGCATAGTCCATTTGTTGGTGATTATATGACCACCTATGATATCATTGATGATTTCTCCAGAAAGCAGATTAGAGTTACTATGCTTCATGGCGTAGCTCCTCTTCTGGTTAATCATTACATGAATAATCCGAATGCTCCTGTTGCAGGTGAGTTTAATAACTTTATTATTACTGAAGCTATTGAAAATACCCTTAATCTTATTCCTAGAATTACTCCTAGTATTGATATGAAGACTATCCTTGATGATCTTAGAGTGAACTATGCTAACTATTCCTCTGATGATGGAATCGTTTCTGTTCAGTCTACATATACTTCTCAGGATCATTGGGGTCCGCTTAGCTTCTCCTCTAATGTCATTATCACTCAAATGTGCATTAAGGATATTAGACGTTACTGCCCGAAGATCAGATTCATGCTTATGGATGGAAATGACTTTACTCAGTACAAGAAGCTGATTCAGGATAATGTTATTAGCTACTATGAGAAGTACTTTAAGTCTGTAACTCTTATCTATACTAGAGATGATGATATGATTGCTCAGAAGATTTTCAATGC